TTGGTAAATACTTTTGATGATGCAATAAAAACTTTAAAAAATTCTAGTCTAGAGTATTTGTATCTACCTGATATTGATAAAATAATTGAGGTAAAAAATAATGACAATTAATAATGATTTTGGTGTAATTTGTGTTGATAATTTTTATTCAAATCCAGATAAAGTAGTGGAATTTGCTCATTCTTGTGAATACAATATTTTTTCTCCTAATTATCCTGGGAAAAGGACAGCGCCTCTTTTTGAAATAAATAATGATTTTTATTTAATGTTTACAAAAAAACTATTATCAACAATGTTTGATCTTGACAACACAATGGTTAATTTTTCTATTGATACAAGATTTTCTAAAATTTCAAAAATAAGTGATGATGAAAAAATAAATATGGGTGGCATACATTTAGACAATTCTCCTCTTGATAATGAAAATATTGCATTTGCTGGTATTATTTATTTAAATAAAAATTATGATTTAAATTGCGGTACATCGTTATTCAAAATTAATACAAGACCGCCAGATAATTTAAATACGATGTATGTCCCTTGGGAAGAGTATGCTACCCGTGATAAAACAGAATATAGGCAATTCTTCACAGAAACAATTAGATTCCAAAATATATATAATCGATTAGTCTTGTATGATGCTTCTTATTTGCATGGTATTAATAAATTAGCTAATGACAATGAGGACAGATTAGTTCAAGTATTTTTCTGTGATAAAATAACAACTGATTCACCGCCACCAAGATGGAGAGCAAGTTCGTATGACTATAATCAATAACTTTGAATTTTCAAGAAAAGAAGTCAATATGTATGCTTGGATTGATAATATTTTTACTGATGATGAGCTGACGGATTTAATTATTTATGGGAATAAGTTAAATTTTGATAATGGCAAAGTTGGTTCAAAAGAAGATGGGCGTGTGGATGAACAATATCGAGATTCAAAAGTTAAATTTATATATTTAGATCAAAATGCAAGTTGGATATTTAATAAATTAAATAATGCAATTGATTATGCAAATAATACTTTTTTTCAATTTGATCTAATTGGATATGACTATTTTCAATATACACAATATAACAAAGATCAATATTATAAAGCACATGTTGATATGCATTTTGGAATGACAGATAATGTTACTTATAATGCATTTTCTAGAAAATTATCATTAAGTTTATTATTAAATGATAATTTTGAAGGAGGAGATCTTGTGCTATATCAAGATACTGAAAATCCATTTACACTAGAAAAGAAAAAAGGGCGTTGCTATTTTTTTCCATCATTTTTGATGCATCAAGTAACAACCGTAACATCTGGAGTTCGAAATAGTTTAGTTGTTTGGGTTATGGGGCCAAGATGGAAATAATTAATAATGTTTTAAACAATACATCTTATAAATATTTATTAAATACTATTGATAACAGCAATTTTTCTTGGCATTATAAAAAAAATGTACATTATCCAAAAATTATTTCAAATGATATAAAATCTCATGGATTTTTACATTTACTGTTTTGGGATAATAAAATTCAATCTCAATATTTTGATATAACATTAAATATATTATTTACTATTTGTGATAAATTAAATTTAAATTTTGAATCTATAATTAGAGCTCATGCCGCGTTATCATTAAATATTGGAGGGCAGCATGACGGGTTTCCCCACACAGATATAGATGAATCGTCAGATATTTGGAAAAATCCGAATTGGAAAACTGTTATTTATTATTTAAATACTTCCGATGGCGATACCGTATTTTATGATAATGGAAATATTTTTTTTCGTAGTCCGCCCGAAAAAAATAAAGCAATTATTTTTGATGGCAAAATCCAACATAGTGCAATGCTGCCAGTGAATAATCCATATCGCATAACATTAAATTTTAATTTTTTATATGATTAATAAAAATACAACTCTTGGGCATTATATAAAAATAATTCCAGAAATACTCTCTAATGAAGAATGCGATTATGGTTTTGATATTTTATTAAAATCACAATGGAAAAAACATAAATTTAATAATGAAGCAAAAAAAATAACATATAGCTATGAAGATGATTTAGAAATCAATTATGGTCAAGATAATTTAGAAACAAAAAATTTTACTAATTTAATTATGGGAAAAATATATAATGTTCTTCTATTGTATTCTGATTATAGTAATTTGGGTGGCTGGAACGGCTATTCTGCTGTTAAATATAATAAATATTCAGTAAATACTTGTATGCATCGTCATTGGGATTCTATTTATACTTTATTTGATGGACAAAGACGAGGTGTCCCCGCAGTTTCAATTGTTGGTTCTTTAAATGATAATTATGTTGGCGGTGAATTTATAATGTTTGATGATACAATAATAAAAATACCTAAAGGTGGCGTTCTTGTATTCCCATCATCTTTCATGTTTTGGCATGAAGTAAAACCTGTAATAGATGGTATAAGAATGACATTTGTTTCTTGGGCTTGGTAAATAACTAACTTTATTCTATAATTTATAGAATGAAAAAGTTGTTAATTGCATCTTTAATTCTTGCTGGCTGTGGCTATCAAGGTTCTTACCGTTATTCTTGCCAAGATCCCGAGAATTGGAATGCAGAGGAGTGTAACCCCCCAGCATGTCTAGTAGATGGAGCCTGCACAAAGGACTTGCTTGGATTCGATCCAAACGAGGTGCAAGAATGAATAAACCAAGATTAACCCCGCTTGAGCTTGATGCAAGACTCAAGTTTGTCGTCGGTTGTGTGCTGGCGGCGGTATTAACGATTACTACTTGTGGTGTTTTATATGCCCTTGTTTTTGTTGCCCAGCCAATTGGTGCACAGGCTGAGAATGATAAAATGTTTTTTGGTGTACTTTCATCGGTTGCGACATTTATCACTGGCACGCTTGCTGGTTTGATGATTTCTACTGGCCGTAATAAAGAAGAGGAGTCGGTTCCAGAAACTGAAAATTCTACGCCTGAGGCGTGATGTTAAGGTTTCGTCGGGGGGCGTGGATTCTATGGGTTGCTGTAGCTGTTTCGCTATTTGGCCCATTCCAATTAAGCGCTGATGCATCTTCTTATTACCCTTCTGGCCCCCAAACGAATGTTGAAAAAAGTGTTGTTACTGATGGCGGCTGGTCATTGTGTTATACGGGGACATATGCTGCAACAGAAAATTTATCTACGATAGAATCCGATTGTGATGGCGAGCATATTATGCTTGCTGCTGGTCAAACAAATTCAAACACTTTGATGCTTCTTGCTGTTGCTCCAAGAAGTCGTGTTTTTCAAGCTACAGTAAGTGGAAATACTGCATATTTGGAAAATGGTAGTTATTGGTATTATATAAAAGAAAATGCGGGTTCTATTGGCTTTGCTCCGACTGCCTCCATTTTGTTAAGTAGTGCAGATGTTAGTAATACTAATGATCCATTAAGAATGTCTTGGCATACCAATCATTGTGGTGCAAGTAAATTATGTGGTGGATGGCGTGTCGGCTCAGTAACGGGCCTAAATAATTCAACAGCATACACAAGATATATTTACGAATCAGCAGATGGTGCTGCAACAACAACGACCACAACAACGACCACAACAACGACTACTACAACTACCACTACAACCACTCCGCCTACTACAACGACAACTGTTCCCTCAGGCCCAGATGAAGACGGCGATGTGCTGGCATCGTTTTATGAATATGCTGGCGGGACATCGCCAGAATTGCCAACAGAAGATGATCTTGTTGGTACTGGAACATATGCGCAGATTGATCAAGATTTTGATGCCAACCCTGAATTCAATTTATATGACAATTTTATCGTCAAATATGAAACTAATATTACATCTCCGATTGCTGGAGAAATTTTGTTCTACCCAGAAGCCGATGATGGTACAAAAATATTTATTGATGACGAATTAGTTGATGACAACTGGTACGACAAAGGATGTTGCGGAAATCTTAGCGAAGCAATTATTTTTGAAGAAAATGAATCTCACTCATTAACAATGTGGTTTTATGAAAATGGTGGAGGTGCGCATTCTAAATTATATTGGAACATTGTTGATGGTGAAATAACTGCGGGTAGCGATTTAAATTCTGATTTTTCAATCGTCCCAAGTTCAGCGTTTTCTCAAGATCCAGTTGTTCCTCCTACAACTACAACAACCACCACGACCACCCCAGCTCAAGCAGAGGAGGCTAAAAAACAAGAAGAGCAGCGGCAAGAATTTGAAAAAAGCAATGAGTGTGAAAAAGTAAATCATGCTTATGAATCATGTCCTTTATGGCCTGGTAGAACATCAACAACTATAGCTGAGACTACAACGAGCACTACTCCTGAAACAACGGTTCCTCCGACTACAGTTCCAGAAACAACCGTTCCTCAAACAACGGTTCCAGAAATTGTTAGTACCTCTTCGTCAGTACCGCCGACAACACAACCAATACCCAGTACAACGCTAGTGGAAGAAGATAGTTCAACGACGCTCCCAGAAGAAATACCCCCAACATCCATATTGCCGACAGAATCAACGGTGCCATCCGAGAATACTACACCGCCAATAGTAGAACCGTCAACTCCTGGCGATACCTTTGAGACGACTCAGGAAGCCGTGAGTCAGGTTTTAAACACCGATTTGGCATCCGTACCAGTAGAGCAGTTAAAAGAAGTTTTTTCAAATATTGAACCATCCGATCTTTCTGATGAACAAGTTGAACAACTTACTGAAGTTTTAAATAATGCTGATGATGAAGTCAAGGCGGCGTTTGAAGAAGAAATTAATATTTATGCTGAAGGTTTTGATAGCTATGTCCCTCAGAATTCTAATGTTGATGTTAAAACAAGAAGGACTCTTATTGCAACAACAACAGCGCTTACTGCTGGTTTAGCAATCGCTGGTGCAGCTGGTGGGGCATCTGGCTCGTCTCCATCTGGTGGTTCGAGTTCTGGTGGACCAAGTTCTGGTTCAGACAATTCGTCTGCTCGTAAAGAGGAAGAGGGCGAAATGGCTGGAGAAATTGTTGGACCTGAAGGTGATGATGATGAGCCTAAATATACGAAAAATAGTATATTTAATTATGACAAAAAATATGGAGGTTTAATTTATATGATTAACTGGTGGAATTTTGTTAAGAAACTTGGTCATATTACTGGACCACTTGCTCTTACATTAGCTGGTAGCTTTATTGTATTCATTACGCTATCTGGTGACACTCGTAAAATGGCTATTATTGCTACTGTTGTTGCTTTATTAGTTCATTATGTATACGAAATGCTGAAAAACGACGAGTAGGCTATAATGGATATATTACCCACTGGGGTAAGGAGGTGATCCATGTCTACTAAGTCACAGAACTTAGATCAAGCATTAAAAGGTGGCGCTCTGGGCGTCTGGGTTTATTTGGCCGCACAGCAAGGTCTCGATTCCGAGGTCGTTGCAGTGTTAACACCTGCTATTGCATATGGTCTTGCATGGTTATCAACAAAAATTGGAGATCCGACAGTTGCTTCTTTCTTAACAAAGAAAGCTGCTCCTGCTCCTAAAAAGAAGGCATAATCGTGGAGCAGGTCAAGAATATTTGCCTTCGTATATTGGCGACCTTTGCTGCGTCAGGACTTGGTGTCGTTGGCGCTGGTACAATCGCTGGCGTTCCCGTTTGGAAGGCGGTTTTTATGGCGGGAATTGCTGGCGTTGCTACTGTTGTTGAGGGATTGTCTCGTGCATTCCTTGATGATGGTAAACTTAGTGTAGATGAAATTAATACTGTTTTTGCCAAAGTAGATAAAAAAGCAAAGACTGAGGAGAAGGAGATTTAAAATGAGTAAAGTGGAATGGGATATTGTAGTCCCTGTTAAGATGCCAGCTGATTTAAAAGGTAAAGAGTCTGGTAAAATTCCAGATAATTTATTGCGTAATGTTAAGGGTGGCAAACTCCATTGGCGTGCTGCTGATGCTTGGGATGCGATGGTTGCTGCAGCAGAATCTGATGGCGTTGAGTTAAAGCCAGTATCTGCTGGCGACACATATCGTTCTTATGATTCTCAGAAAACTGCTTTTCTCCAGCGTTATGTTACATCGCCAATTGAAGGGACAAGTACAAGAACATTTGAAGGCAAAACTTGGTACCTCAAGAAAGGTATGGCCAAACTTGCGGTGCCTGGTACAAGTCAGCATAATTGGGGAATTGCGGTCGATGTTCATACTGCTGCTGAACCTAAAAGACTTAATTGGTTAATTCGGAATGTTCGTAAATTTGGTTTTTCTTGGGAAGTTGTTCCAGAAGAACCTTGGCATTTACGCTATACAGAGGGCGATAATGTTCCTGATGCTGTAAAAGAATGGTTAACTAAAAATGGTAAAGAGGTTGTTGTGGCGGCACCAGCATCTGCAGAAGTAAAATCTACTCCGACAGCAACAAATTCTGCCGTAGATGTTGATTCTCTTCCTGCGTTAGTTAAAGATTATCGCGGTCCTGCTGTTAAAAGAGCACAGCGTCTTCTTGAAAAGCATGGTGTCCAGTGTGCTCAGGATGGGGATTTTGGTCCAAAAACTCAATCTGCTGTAAAGCAATTTCAACAGAAAAAAGGTCTTCCTGTAACAGGTGATGTAGATAAAGCAACTTGGGTTGCTTTGCTGGCTTAGTATTTTATTGCTAGTATTTATTTAAGGTAAATATGACTGCTGCAACTAGAAATATTACAGTATATCAAGGCGATACATATGTGCATGAATTAAGACTTCGTGACAGTGCTAATGCTAATATTAATATTTCTAGTCGTACATATACTGGTCAAATTCGTAAAAGAAGAACATCGGCAAATGCATCTATAACATTTTCTGCTGAAATTACAGATGGCGCAAATGGAATCGTTGTTTTTACAATAGCATCTGCAAATACAGCTTCTTTAAGAAGTGGTACATATGTTTATGACTTTCAAGAGGTAAATGGGACAACGGTTACTACTTTAATGACTGGTAATGTTACAATTATTGGTCAGGTGACTCAATAATGTCTGATATTACGGTTTTACAAGTAACGACTGGTGATATTACGGTTTTACAAGTAACGACTGGTGAAATATCAAATGTTATTTCACAAACTACTGGTGTTACCGTTTTAACACAAGCTAGTGGTACAATTAATTTAGGAAGTTTAAATTTAAGTAATGCAACACCAGCTGCAGTTGCAAGAACTGCATCTGCTGGGTCAAGTAGTTTAGCGGCGCGGTCAGACCACACCCATAGCGCAGCTGATCTGCTTCTTGATGGAGGAAGTTATTAATGGCTAACACAATTAGAATCAAACGTAGAGCATCTGGTGCATCAGGTGCGCCAACAAGTCTTGAAAATGCTGAAATTGCATTTAATGAAGTAGATGACATTCTTTACTATGGCGAAGGTACAGGTGGTGCTGGCGGCACAGCAACAACTGTTTTAGCTATTGGCGGTTCGGGTGCATTTTTAACTCTTTCTGGCGATCAGACTATTACTGGTAGCAAAACAGTCAGCGGCAATACAACTTTCAATGGCACAACATCTGTTGCTACTCCAACAGCTAATGCTCATGCTGCTACAAAATTATATGTTGATAATGCAATTTCTAATGTAAATGCAAATATTGCAAATATTTCAACATCGTTTACAATTGCAGGCGATACTGGTACTCAGACAATTACTACTGGAGTTGATACATTAACAATTGCAGGTGGCACTGGTCTTACATCTGTTGCTGCAAATACTGATACGATTACGATTAATCTTGATAATACAGCCGTTAGTGCTGCTACTTATGGCAATGCAAGTACAGTAGCCACGTTTACTGTAGATGCACAAGGTCGTTTAACTGCTGCGAGCAATGCAGCAATTAATATTAATGCTGGTCAAATTTCTGGATTTACTGAAGATGCCCAAGATGCAGCGGCTGCACTTTTTACTAATGGTACACATAACGGTATTGCGGCAACATATGATGATGCTAATTCTAAGTTAAATCTTGATGTTGCTGATTTTACAATTACACTTGGTGGTGATTTAACTGGTAGCGTAACGGTTACTGATCTTGCAAACGCAACACTTACAGCGACTATTGCTGCTAATTCTGTTGCTTTAGGTACAGATACAACTGGTGATTATGTTGCTGGCATCACTGGTACGACAAATGAAATTAGCGTATCTGGTTCTGGCGGCGAGGGCTCCTCTATTACGATTGGGCTACCAGCAAATGTGACAATTGCTAATAATCTTACGGTTACTGGCGATCTTACTGTCCAAGGTAATACAACAACTCTTAATACAGCAACACTTGTTGTTGAAGATAAAAATATTGTTCTTGCCAATGTTTCAAGCCCCACAGATATAACTGCCGATGGTGCTGGTATTTCTGTTCTTGGCGATACTACAAAAACATTTAATTGGGTTGATTCAACAGATGCATGGACATCATCTGAGCACATTAATCTTGCATCTAGCAAAGTATTTAAAATTAATGGTACAACAGTATTAAGTGGAACAAACTTAGATAATGTCACTGTTGATGGTGGTACATTCTAAAAGAGGTTTAAGTGTCCAATACAATTACAATAAAAAGATCTGGAACAGCAAATAGCGCTCCAACAAGTCTTGAATTTGGTGAATTAGCACTAAACTATGCTGATGGAAAACTTTATTATAAAAATTCTAGCAATGCTATTGTTCAAATTACTGGTTCGGCTGCATCAGTTAGCGGAGATTCAGTATCACCATTTCTTTTAATGGGGGCATAAATTATGCCAACAACATATAAAGTATTAGGGCAATCAAACCCTGCGGCAAATACCGATACGACACTTTATACTGTGCCTTCAGCTACGTCAGCGATTGTTTCTACAATAAATGTGGCTAATCTTGGTACATCAGGAACTTTCAGAATTGCGGTGCGTGTGGCTGGTGCCAGTATTGCGAATGAGGATTATCTAGCGTTTGATATACCTCTGAATGCGAATGATTCAATTGCTTATACTTTAGGAATTACTCTTGCCGCTACAGATGTAATAACAGTTAGAGCGACTAATGCTTTATTTGCGTTTAACGCCTTTGGCAGCGAGATTACATGACCGTATTGAGGTCCTCCGCAGCACCGCTCGCCCTGGGTAATGGCAAGCCAACCCGCTCTGCTACATCTACGCAAGCGCAGCCGCAAGCATGGGTTCGCCCGTCCGACTGGCTGGCGTTGACTACACCCACCTCGGCGGAGCAAAAATTCGTTGGGTTGATTGCGGTATTCGACCAAAGTTCGAACTATGTGGCGTTGCGTGCAGGGGTGTCGTCTGGTACATATACGGTGGACTGGGGTGATGGGTCTTCGCCTGTGACGGTGACGAGCAATACGACCGCCGAATACAACTATTCGTATTCATCGTTGAGTTCTTCGACCAATTCGACTCGTGGTTACCGACAGGCGATTGTGACGGTGACACCGACGACTGCTGGTGCGACGTTTTCGTTGTTCGGGTTGAATTACCGTCATTCGGCCAGGACGTCTACGGTCACGGTTGCGGCGTGGCTAGATGTAGCGGTATCTGCTCCGAACGCGACGACGCTGCGCTTGGGTGGTACTAGTTCTGGCCCCTCGACGCAGTTGGTGCTCAGGTTTTTGGAGCAGGCAACGATTGTTGCGCATAATACGACGACGATGTCCTACATGTTC